ACTGGAAGAACAATCTCCAATCTTTACTCGGAACGTACGCACAAAATAAAATAGGTCGAGCAAGCGCAATCGGACACACAGTCGGACATTACGGAATCTAAAGAAGCAAGCCCCTCATCGAAAGATGAGGGGTTTCTTTATGTTCTTAAACACTTACCTCATCGGGCAGTTCAACCTCTATCCGTGACGCTTGACCACCTATCGAATAGCCACGCAGTTCACCAGCCTTCACAAGATTCCAAGCCCAATCTTCCCAGATAACCCCCATGAAAGGCGTATCCGCTGGGAACTGATACTTGGTAACACCTTCATTCGGCACCATTAAAGAAGTTTCTATCGGCATGGGCCATGTTAATATCTCCACCATTTCTCCGGCTACTTTATCGCTGTGCTGTAGAAAGATTCTGCGGTCACCTTTACGTACCCAATCCCAGATGGCTTTCTGTAGTTCATCGGCTTCGATAGTTTCGCCGTGTGCATCTTCGAAGTTAGGTACATACACTGGTCCCATCGTGTACCGTTGTTCTGCTTTCAGAACTGTGGTCAAACTAACATCTGTACTTGCTTGTTTAGCAGTAGGGTGTGACAATCGCGCAAAGATTTCTTCACTGGTTAATTGTTTCACCAAGTTCGTTGGGTCGTTCTTCAAGGCTTTGGTTGTTGCTTCATACGCAAGTTCCAAATCTTCGATCTCCATTTCTTTCAACATTCTGGCGAATGACTCTATCTGCTGTAAGCGTTCTTCGGCTCGTTCTTGAGATATGTAACAACCGAAGTTTCTCGTACCGTCTTTTGATCTGACACAATATTGTCCATCTTCCATCACGATCTCTTTGCTGTAATCTTCATAACCTTTTTCTTCTTCATCATCGTGGTATGGTTTTTCGACTTCCATTGATTGATTCGGGTTCTCCATCAGGTGATGTTCTAAACCATGAATGATCTCCATTGTTTTGGCTCGCAGTTCATGTGCGCCTTCGAACCGATACGACATCATTGACGAGTAAGCCATCAAGAGATGGTCCATTGCGTTGCGTGCTTTGTCATATTCGTACATTTCTTTTTCACTCCGTTGTCTCATAATTTGGTTTCTATATTTTTCTGCCCATGTGCGACCACTGTCCCCTCCCCACAATTCGTGAGCAACTCTCCCAGCCGATGGGTAGCCTTTTTCGCCACGTTCAAATCCTTCTGCTTGTGCATCAACCGCATGTCGGCTGAAGAAAGAGTGCATACGGAGAACAGTATCTTCGGATAATTCTTTACCGTTGGCGATGTCTCTTGCTCTAGCGACACCGACTGCTGTTCCACCTCTGCCGAACTCACGGCGCATTTCCAAGCCTCGTTTTGCTGAAGCAACCATGCCTTGTGTTGGCTTGTAACTAGCTTTGGTTACGGCTTTCTTTGTTGATTGAGGGTGACCTTTGGGTAAAAGGTCTTGGTCGAATTTACCGCCACGAAACCTGCCAGTTCTCAGAACATAAAGGAAACTATTGACACGAGCATACGCCCACTGGTCTGCTCCGGTGACAGTTGGTCTATCCGCTCGGCTCGGTGGGTTCGTTCGATACGCACCCACACCACGCCTAAAGACTGCTTCAAGCATACGAAGATTAGCACGTTTGGTTTTACTGTCTCCATATTTCTCGTTGTGTTCTTCAACCTTGCGTTCTAAGGCTTCACGAACACGAGCAGATACTTGCTTTTCAACCATTACCGTAGGTTACCATTTGTGCCGCTGTTTTTCAGAACAAAAGAAATTTAAGAAAAACCAAGAAATATGTAAGACAATGTTTACTTTTACCAAAAGTCCAGTTACCATGAACATATGGAGCAAATATTAAACAACGAAAGGAACAGCACCATGAATTTAGAAATTATCAAAATGGAAGAAGCAGAAGCATACTTCAGAACCGTCACCGACAGACTATGGGAACACAGAAACTTTATGAAAGATCATCTCATGGCATGGGAAGCAATGAGCCAATACATCGATAGCCAAGCCGAGGACTTTTACAAATGGAAATACACAAAAAAGAGTGAAGTTATGGCACAAAACATTCTCGACAAAATAGAGAACACATTGAAAGTATGGGAAGTTCCATCAGCATCTCCAATCGGACACACAGTCGGATACAACCAATACTAAAGACAAGCAAGCCCCTCATCGAAAGATGGGGGGTTTCTTATTGTTCGTTAATTGCTTTACAGCGAATACAGGCGACTCTGTAGGGCGTTGTTATCTTTTCAGCGAATAACCTACCACATTCCACACAACGTGCGTTAAACAGCGTTTTTGACGCCTCTGAGGGTGTTTCAGCGTAGGGGTCTATACCGCTTTGACTATCAGATAGTTGCACGCAATAACCACTCTTTCTTGTGAGTCTCTTTCAAGGGCGAACGGTGACTGCGTAGCCTCAATTTTAAGGTACAGCGTGCTAGTTAAAGTTTGGTTATCCACAGCGGTAAGGCTTTTGAAGATATCGACACCCAATGCTTCAGCCGTAACATATGCGTCAGCCCTCGAAAGAACTTGTAACCCCTGTGTCTCAACCGGAGGAAAACTTGTCCCGAATGTATCTGTTGGTGCAACGCCAGCGGTTTGAACTAAACCAACACAAGTATCGGGTGAATCAGGTAAACGACCTAGAAATAAATTAGTGCCGAGTGTTAAATCTTGCGTGCTGATCGAAGCCGCCGCTAGATATGTGCCGACATCGGTTAGCATACTCATCGCAGAAACTTGTTCACTTTCTCAAGAATTGTTTTTTCAAATTTTTTGCCAGCGATTTGTTTGACTGGGTATTCAAGATATTTAGGTGACCCTTGTGTCGGTGGTTGAGTTGGTCCGGTTCCGCCTCTAGCTTTGCTGGGATGGAATAGCTTTTCGTTTTCGTGTTGAACGACTGCGTATGGAGCCGCCGCCCCTCCGTAACTGATTTCGCCTTCGGGTTGTTGGCTTCGAAGTTTCGGGTATTTCACCACGATAGAACGGCGCAGATTGCCTGTATCGAACGGAACTAAATCCATTGACTGTTTCATAACGTCTGTTGTTAAATCGGTTACGGCATCGTGTACAGCATCAAGAACCTTTAAGTTAAGGTTCTCCATTTCTCGTTGTAATTGTTCAAGGTTTTGTATTTCTATTGTCATGCTCGCCGCCCAACGAATAGAACCAAACCGACTTGCCCTAATGCGTCACTTCGAATGTCGACTTTGGTTATTGGTCGAGTTGCTGAGATCGGTGCCGGTAGTGTTACTTGGTCATCTGTTTCCATAGTTAATGTTTGATCGGGTATGTACACGACGTAATCGCACCGTTCTAAATCTTCGCTGGTGTCACGTTCGGCTTGTGTGACTCTGCGAACATACGCAGGATACGAAGTAGCATCGCCACTGTATGACCGTTCACCGTAATTATTAACAGTTGATGACGTTCGAACACTAACCGAAGTCGGTGTCATATTGACTTTCAAGTCGGTAGCAAAGACGGCTGATGGACTGGCACCTGTCACGATGCCCACCCATCATCAAGCATGTCTGCTGGTGCTTGAGCTGGTCCAGCCCCCCAATCTGAAGTATTCGCAAATTGACCAGACCTGAAGAATGGTTTGACTAAATCTGAATTGTCCAAATCCAATTCTTTGTCGCTTATTGTAATGCCACCAGCATACGGTGTTGGTGTGCCACCTTCTTGAGCCGCCAACGTTAATAATTCTCTGGCTTGTTCTCTAGCGCCTTTTGCTTTCTGCGACATACTTACACGCATATCACCTACAGACTGGTCGGCTAGTCTTGAGAACTTCGAAGCAATCGTCAGCATACAACGATACGCAACGGTGTATATGGCATCTGTTGATGTTGTACTTCCACTAACTTGTTTATTTACCCAACTGATTTCTTCGTTGGCTAGTAACTGGTCATTTGTGTCTGTGTCACCAACCAGAAATCGAATGCTATCCAAAGCACTTGAGTCTGGGTCACCGCTGTAAGTCCACGCCATATCTGCTCCTATAAAGCAAGGCGGTGAGGGTCGGAGAACACCGAAACCCTCACCAAGCCTTATTCGCCACTATTTAGGCTACGCAGTTAGAGAAGAAATAACCGAGCGCACTTGAGACTACTTTGTAGCTCCATGCGGATTCGATTTCTATCCTGTCTGCTCGTAAGTGATCCATTCTGAATCGGCTGACAGCCGTGTTGGTTCCTATCCCACCGGACTGGGCTAAACCTGTCCATGAGAAGTTGTAACCTGCGGATGGTGCCATGATTCCAGCGTTTGGTGCAACGTAGGCGAGTAGAGCATCTTTGTCACCGATTTGGCTGTATGATGCGCTTGCGCCTTCTGCCGCTGTGTTCTTAATTCCACCCATAACAAGTACTCGTTCAACACCGAGAACAGAAGCAAGTAATTCTTCTGTGATTGATGCGGAGCTGGTGTACTTGTATCGGTCAATAATATCAGCATGATTTTTGAGAATACTAAATACTGCGTATGACATAACCAAGACGTTTGGCTTGTAGCCGGTGTTGGTTAGAACAGTATTGATTCCTGTTTGAACGTCACCTATTGGGTCTGAACCTGATGCGGCACTCCATAGGGTAGATGGTGTGCTGTCGGTTCCCCAGATTGATGTTGCAAAGTATTTGCTAGCCCAGTCGATTTCTTGACGGAGTAGCATTTGCTGTGTAAGGAATCGGGTTGCGTCTTGGTCTGGTGACAAAGGTGCATCGCTGTTGGCTCGTACTTGATCTCCGATGTCTTTATGGAGGGCATATACAAGTGCGCTGTAGCTGTCAGTGCTAAGACCGTATCCGGTTCCGGCTGACTCTGTTCCGTCTGCTCGTAATTCTACGGCATCTCGAAAGAAGTCTGCTTGTGTGTATGTGTAATAAAGATCACTTTGTTTCTGAACTGGAACGGTAGGGAATACTTTTCCAGCTACAAAGTGATCTGCGTCTTGCATGTACGCAATAGACATATTCGTCAGAATAGCGTCTACATGTACATCTGATGTTGTTGGTTGTGGCATGGTTAGGCTCCTCTACCGTTTGTTACATTGATGTAAGCCGCCAAGATGTTTCCTGCCGCACCAGCCTCGATTGCTTGACCGCAAACGTGTACGGTTGTTTCTGAACCGAGTGTGATTGGTTGTGCTTGTCCGTCTGCTGAGGTTCCGATAACATCGCCTGCCGCCAATGTGGCGTCAGCAGAAATCTTGGAAACTCCGAATACACGAACGATAGCTTGTTCCCCTGATGCTGGTTTGTTCTGAAGTACACCGATTGGTTTATCGGTTACTGCCGCACAAACGTTTACAGTGGTGGAACTTGCCAGCTTTACAAAATAAAATTGTTTTGCGGAAAGATCAGCGGCGGCTGTGAAGAAGCCGAGATCTGTTCCTACTGATTCGTATGCCATTATTAGGCTCCTCTCTGTTCAGCTACATAGGCGCTGTACAGTTCTGGTTGGTCTACGGCTACTTTTGATATTCCTTCTGCAAGGCTACGTACGGTTCCGTTCTCTACCATTGATTTCGCAATGGCTTCGATTTGTCCGTAAGCGTCATCTGCTTCTGGGCTACCATCTGAGCCTACTTCTTTCAGAATACCAGCCTCGCCTAATGCGATAGCTACGGCATCCAGTATGTGTTCAACCTTCTCGGTTGATTCTGCGTCAGCGGTTCGAAGTGATCGAAGAACTGGTGCAAATTCTACTGGGTCGAGTTGTGGTACAACTGCCCATCGTTGAGCATCTCGCACAGCTTTTTCCATTTCTGCATCTTCTCTCATCTTTGCGACTTCAGCTTTTGCATCCTCTAGTTCCTTGCGGACATCTTCGAGTTCTTTAATTACTGGTGCCTCATCAATGATGGTTTCTTCAATAACCTCGACCTCTGTGTCAGTGGTTTCTGTTTCCACGTTTTTCTCCAAAGGTTCGGGGACTGTTTCTGTTATGGCATCTATCAACGCCGATTCAAGTTCATTATCACTTGATTTCATAACCGCCCAACCTTCATGCAATGAGGCTGGGTGATCAACGCCAGATATTTCCTTGAGGGATAATCCGGTCAGCTTTTTGACACGCCGTTTGAATAAATTAGCCATGCTGTGAGCATAACGGATATTTGTAGCTGTGTCAGACGTTACAAAAAAATATAAAAATATGTAAGATAATGTTTACTTTTTGAAAAAGTCCAGTTACCATGTACCTATGGAACAAATTAACACGAAAGGAAAATCCATGAACCAAGATAAAACATGGGCTTACTCAGAAGTCCTAATCGACCTAGACCAAGCAAACGAAGTTTACGGTACAGACGTAATGAAATCCGTACAACATAACTTCGAAGGTGCCAGACTACAAGACGTGGTAGTGGTAAACATTCGACAGGAAAAAGTCAATGGTTACTCAACTATCGTCGGTGATCTAATTAGCGAGAAATACTACAGAACAGGTAGTAACAGAGTTCAAGAGATAGCACAAGCATTCGATTTTACTCCAAACAAAAACTACGAGGGCATTAGCGGTCAAGTAGCTCGTTATCAAGAACGATACTGGGCAAAAGCGTAATCAACTAGAGGAAGCCCCCTCATCGAAAGATGGGGGGTTTCTTTATTTTTCTAACTCGGTTGGTCTGGGAAGTCGGCGGTGTCAGCAGGTGTCCATGTCGCAGGAAAGTCTCTCAACTGTTGCCGATATGTAGCCCACTCTGTTTTCTTAGCATCGGTTAGTGGGCTGTCTGGCATTTGTGTCCAATCTGAGCGGTATAACAACTCGTCACGGCGTATACGCATTACTTCAATGTAATAAGTATTCTCGTTATCTTCTGGTGCTAGATGCGATTCTAAATCTATTATCATGATGTTTTATACTCTCCGGCTATGTATAGCTTCCCACTTGTGGTCCAAGTAACTGGCTCACTAGATGTTATAGAGGTTACGCTTGCTCTAGTTGCTGAAGTTGTGAGTGAGTAAGCGTAAATGTTTCCACTTATAATCAATGTTTGTAAAGCATATATTGATGCCCCTGCTGGTCTGCACCAACCACCACCTACTACATAGTAAAATAGTTCAGAATCTACGGCTGGCATACCAGAGTTTGCTGGGTGAAAATTAAATGCTGATGAACTGTATGTTGTGGAACTGCCTGCTTCAAACTCTAGTTCAAAATGCACTACTTCGTTTATTTGCGCCCACGCTAATCTTTGGACAGCGTTACCTGCACTAATGCCTGCGTTCCAGCTAGGCGTTCCTGATGTGTCATGGTCACCAATGGCGTTCAGTTGTGCCGCAGTAAGAACGGCTCCTGTAGAGAAATCAAATGGATTAGTAGGCATATCTTTATCCTATCCTATTGTTGTCTAGCAATCCTATATCAGTTTGATCTAATTCAAAGGATTGATTGTCTTCAGCACAGTTGAGCCGATAACGGATTCTTGTTTCTGTTGGTGTTCCAGTTATTGTTCTGGCAATGATAACGCATTTGTAGGTGAGGGAACTTCCTGCTCCTGTTGGCGTGTAACTTATCTTTGCGAGATTCCATAACCCTGTTCGCATGTCTAGCAAGTCAGCGAATAGTTGCCGACTGCTTGAGTCAATGTTCTGAGCCATAGCCTCAACGGATACGAAAAGTTCCTGCGGTGTAAAGTTAGCGGTATTGTATCTGTTTACCCAAAAGTCTCCTATGAATGCTTTGTCTGTTTGTGTTGCTCCTCCAAATTTGAATACAACGAGTTTGTCATAATTGACGGAACGGATACCTACTTGTTCTTTGCTTGTTGAATTGGAACTTGTGTTTGGTCCTTCTCCTGTTACTGGGTAAATAGCTTGCACGACAGCTTCATTTACTACTTGGTCATTGTTGAACTGGACCGAAATGTCTCGGAATACGAACTTATCCGCCGTGTCTGTTTCCGTGAACTCAAAGGTGCGAAAATGGTCAGTGCTTGAAACTGTACCTTTAGTCAGTAGGCGATTAACGTAGGCGGCATTTAGTGTCCATTTTGCTGTGCCTGAATCATACTCGGCAACAGTTGGGTAGACGATAGCTGGTCCTGCTGGTAGTACTTGGAAATTGATGTGGTCTTTCGCTGTTCCTGCTTCAAACTCATCGATCAATCCTGCGTATCCTTCTGGTACTGTTCCGGTTGCTTCCGCTGGTTTATCATTCTTCTTGTTTACAGAACTTACGGTTGAGTTGGTTGCTCCGAACTTAGGAAATGCAACAGCAGTTAAGCCTGAATCGCCGTTAATGATTTCTTGGCACATACTGTCTAAATCTTTGTAAACGACTGACACATCGACTTCTTCCACTTTGTCCCTGCCTGCAAATGTTAAAGGGTCAAGTAAACGAAACCGAACGGTGCTTTGCACGCCGTCATCATTGAAATGTAAATCGGCAACAATAAAATGTCCTACCTCTGCGGTAGTAGTAGTCGAGCCATCATTCACGGCGCAGGTAATCTTGACGACTTTCTCAAACCAAGCGAACGCTTGATAGGTTCCGCCTGCCGCTGGTGTCAAAGCGTTATCGCTGTTATCCATTGTCATCGTGCCATTGAACGTGGTTATTTGTCCGATCTTAACTTCTTGATTTATTTGGAAACTAAGGACACGGCTAGTGAAGTCAGTCGAGCCAGAAGCATCAACAAAGTTAAAAGCCCAAGTAGTTGATACGGTCATCGTCTTGTCAGTGTGCTAGTTGCTACTGGAGCGGAACCATTCTCCCGAACATATTTCTCTATTGCGTTCACTACTGCTGTCGGGTCTGCGTCTTGAACAGTAATGTTTATGGTTGAATGCCCACCGCTTGTTGAACCCAAACGGTCAAGTGGTATTACGGCTTCCGGTCCTGCCTCACCTATCAAACCGAGCGTGGGCTGTGTCACGATGCCTCCGGTAGCCATAGGTGTGAATCCTGCCGCTACGCTTGCGGCAAAGCCACCAATATCCATCTCTCCGTCTGCGCCAAATAACAGATTAATGAAACTTTGTGGAACACCAGAAGTGTCTACGCCGATCTTTATCAGAGCATCTCTCTTATTAAGGTCAATGACTTGCTGTTCCAAATCCGAAAGAACTGAAGTTAATCTCCTGTATTCAGCCTCTGCTAATTCGCCAGACCTGAAAGCATCATCAAGCACCGTCTTTTGTTCAGCAAAGAAACCGTTTACTTCTTCAACTGGTAAACCAACGAGTTCTTCTCCGACTCCTGCTAGCGCATTTGCATATCGTTCTGATGCTCGTAACAGTTCGGCTTCTCGTTCTAGCTGTGTTTTTTCTTCATCGTTTAAGCCAGCGATTGCTTCGACAAGAGTGACTGCTGTTTCTTTGACCTGCAATAGTGCGCTATCGAAACCAAAAGCGTTTTCTACAACATCGTTTAACTGTCGCACTAGCTTGTCGAACTCGTCACGGACTTCTTGTAGTTCTTCAGCGGTAAGTTTGCTTGTTGCCTTAAATGTTCTGAATCGTTGTGTGACTTCTTCAGTTACTGGGACTGCTTCTTTCACGACATCGTTGTAACCGAGAAAGCCACCAATGTTGCCGTTAATAGCCGTATCTGTGACTTGTAACGCCTTTTCGATTTCTTCTTGTGCTTGAACATATGTCATGGAGTCGCCAGCGGCATCGAGTAGGTTGGCTCCTAATAATCCAAGTGATCTTGTTATCGCAATGATGCCTTCGTTGCTTGTGAGATAGGCTTTGGCTTCTGCTTCAATGGCTTTACGGTAGTCATCAAAAGCATCCGCTGTTTCGTCTATAGCAATCATTATCTGTCGGGCTTGCTTGGTGGTAAGTTTGCCTTCTTCTATCTGGTCAGCAAGTTGATTTGTTACCCCAGAAATAGCGGAATCTTCTTTACGGAGAGCCTCAACATATTTATCTGTCATTCCTGTTAAAGATTTTGTTTCATCACCAAGTTCGTGAAATAAGTCTGTGCCGTCTTCAATTAGCGGCAACAAACTATCGATCTCTATATCCAGATTTTGAAACTGTGGGACTACATCTCGTTTGATGAGTTCTGAAAGCAATGTTTGGGAACCAACGAACTCACCGATACTTGGGTCTGCTTCTTCTGCGGTACCTTTTAGTTCTGCCAATCGTGTGGCTAATTCTTTAACTCTTGCTGTGAGTGTCGCTGTTGGGTCACCAGAGTCAATGATTTCTTGGCGTAAAATTTCCATTCGGTCTCTGGCTTCTTGTGCTCGTTTACGGAAGCCACGCATAATTAAAGCAGTAGCACCAATCGCAACGCCCATCGCTACCATCGCTTTCGGATGTGCTTTTACAATCTTGAGTAGCCCACCTAATCCTTCTCGTGCGCCTTTTCCTGTGAGTAAGCCAACAGCATAAGTGGCTGGTCCTGCCGCCGCCGCCATCATTCCCATAGCAACTGCGGTCTTCTGGATCGGACTTGGTAGTTTACCGAAGCCGTCAGCCAACGTTTTAATAATGCCAGCCAAGTTCTCAAGTATTGGCACAACTATCGGTATAAGAACATTACCAATATCTATGAACGCACCTTTAAGGTTAGCCATAGCCTGTGACAATTTGAACGCCGCTGTTTCTGATGTTGCTTCGAACGCTTTATCCAATGTGCCAGTGGTGTCAGTCATATTGGCGAAGATCTGTTCTGTTGTGGCTACGTTCGCACCCATTAAGTCGAGAACACCGGACAAGGCTCGAATGTTTCCGAATACGCTAGCCGCCGCCGCCTCGTTGCCGTCAAATTCTTTGGATAATGTTTTCAGCGTGGAGAGTAAACCTTTTGTGCGTAACTGTTCTCTTAACCCTTCTGCTGATAATCCCATACTAGCCAGAGCATCATTGGCTTGTTTCGTTGGGCGAAGAAGTGAAGCAAGAATACCACGAACCTGTGTTGAGGCTTCTGCCGCATTCGTACCAGTTCTTGATAGCGCCGCAAAAGCCGCACCGACTTCATTAAAATTGACACCCATCGCAGAAGCCAAAGGCAAGACTCGACCCATAGATACAGCGAGTTCGTCTGCGTTTAATTTACCTTCTCGAACAGCGGCAACCATAACATCGGTTGCTTGAGTAGCGGAAAGATTCTCTGCACCGTAAGCGTTCAAGGCTGATGTTGCTAGATCAGCGATAACGGCTGTTTCACCGAGTCCTACTGCCGCCGCTTTAGCCGCCGCTTCAAGGGTTTCTGTTGCGTCTGCGCCTCGTAAACCTGCTGACGTAATGAAGAACATGGCATCGGCGAGGTCTTTCGGTGCTTGCGCTGTTTCACCTGAAAGTCTGCGAACGTCTTGGGTAAAACCTTGTACGGCTTCTGAAGATAAACCTACCAGCGACTCGATTTTGGTCATGCTGGCTTCGAAATCTGATGCCGCTTTGATAGCTGTCGCACCAGCACCGATTAACGGTAGCGTCAATCTTCGTGTGAGTTTGCGCCCTGTTTCTTTGGCTGACTTGCTGAAATCGTCAAGGCTTCGAGATGCACCCTCTAGTTGGGTTTTCATCTGTGACGCATCGGCTTTAATTAGAGCCTTGACCACTGTGGTCATTGCCGCCATTAGCGCCCCCTTGATCTATTTTTTTGTTTAGCCATTTCAGCCGCTCGGTTTCGTTCGTCTGCTTCGATTTGGTACAATGCTCGCCATTCTGTTAGTTCAGCACTAGACATTCTGTCAAGCATTTCCCCGACTGGCATACCGAGTTCTCTAGCCAGATGGAAGTAAAACCTTAGTTCTGGGTTTCCGTCTCCAAATCCGAGAAATCTTTTCCCGCTTCATCTACGCTGTTGCCTGCTAGTCCAGAAACTTTCAAACATTCTTGCGCTACTTGATCAACGACCTGTGCCGCTTTTTCTTCAAGTAACCATTCCATGTCATCTTCTGAAAAAACTTGTTCCCCTGTGTCGGGGTCGAAGCAACAGTGCAGTAGAACCGTTTGGTAAAGATTAATTGCAGATTGTTCGCCTTCTTCCATCCAATTCTGTTGCATGTCGGCTCGTTGCCTCGCCGTCATCGAACGGATACCTATTTTGACATCCCATTCTTCTACATCAATAATGTTTGAAATACGGTCATCTGCTTGCCTGATTTGGTCAGCCAATCGGGTCATGTGTTCTCCTTATATTCTGTTGTTAGTATGTGGTTCTTGTAACCGCACCAGTGACTTGAAAGTCTGCTGTAAAGGTTACCACGTCACCGACTGGATTGCTTTGACTGTAATTGGTCATTATGGCTTCGCCAGTGTATTTAACGTTGCCGCTGGTTGTACCTGCTGGACCGTAAATAAATGATCTGCTTGCTGGCTCTGTTCCTGAAAGATAACCGTCTACTGTGGCATCCCAGATTCCGCTAACGGAAATGGTGGTGTCTTTTAGCCCTACGATGTAGGATTTGTTGCTTGAACCGAACGCTGTTGTTTCGGCTGTATCTATTGTTTGAGGGAAAGAAACATCGGTCAGCGTATCAGATATGTTTCGGCTTGAACCGCCGGTATCGTCAATCGCAAAGTCGGTGGACTTTCCGTGTACAAATGTTGGCATTGATTCCTCCTAGAATCTCGCAAAGGCAACCATAAATGTTATGGAGCCTGATGAACCGGCTGTGCTCGCCGTTGCCCGAAGGTAACGGTTTACTGTGCCGGATACTGCTTTAATTTCTGAGGTTGCGGTTGTCGCCGCAACGTTTGTAAATGTTATGAGATCAGCCCAAGTCGAATTGTTCGCCGAGTGCTGAATCTTAATTGTTGTCACACCTCCACTGATCGTGTTAGTGGGAACGTGTAGAGTGCCTGCGCCACCATTAGCTGATGAAGCCGCATTATCTACAGAACTTAGTGCGCCGAGAGAACCATGAGCAATGCTGGCTCCAGCGGTTAGTTGAACTCCACCTGCCAAAGCAAAAGTGAGGTTTGAAACCTGATTGGGTGTGCATTCGAAATCTGCGCTAATGGTTACAACGTCTGCTATTGGATTTGTTATCGCATAACTTGTTTCGTTCGCTTGGGCGATTACTGCTCTGCTTCCTATTGATGCCGCACCTTCTCGAACTGTGATTATCGGTGTGGTTGCGTTACCGAGTAGTGCTTGTAGTTCTTCATCGGACCCATCGGTGTCTGCCGCCCACATGCCTGACATGCTTAAAGTTCCGCCTCTCGTTCCAAGTATGAACGATTTGTTGGTGTCACCGAATGCTGTTGTTTCTGAAACATCATTATCTATAGCAATGCTTGTGTCGTTGAAATAACTTGTTAGGTCGAACTCGTCTATGTATACGGCTGTATTTTTGCCGTGAACAAAAGTTGGCATTTACTTATCTCCCTTTGTAACTTTCTCTGGTCGAACGTAACCGGCTTTGATTAGCCAGTCTGTTGATTTCAGCTCCACAGCATCGCCGACTTCATACGTTTTGCCAGCGACCTCTATTGAGGCTTCTCCTGTTTCTCCACCAGTGACAATATATTTAGGCATATTTCATAACTCCGTGTAGGCGTGACCATGACACGAAGTCTGGTCACTATGGACACTGCTCCACTAGGGAGACTATTGACATTTTTAGGTTAGCGGTTTTTTTGGTTTGTGTCAGAAGTTATGAAGAAATCCAGACCAACTGATGTAAACATGATTTTACTTTTCCTGTAAAGTGTGATACCATATACATATGGAACAAATTAAACGAAAGGAAACCATGAACCAAGCAAGCAGTTTCGAACAAGCCTTCGACCAAATGGTTGAGCAGTTCGGGCATGAACAACGCATACCGCTAAGTGGCTGGAAACAGTTACGAGCAATATTGCGAACGACAGAACCGGACTCGATGTTCGACCCAGTTCAGTATTGGCAAGATCGGTACGGTAACGGACCGAGCATCATTAAAGAGATACGCCGAGAAGGACAGCGAATACTTCAAGCCGGAACCAACGTACACGTTCAACCCGACAAGCGCAAAGGAACAAAGCGTTACGAAGGATGGGTAGTCGAGTGCTACTCGGATAACACAGTCAAGATCAGCGTACCCATTCTGGGTGACAGCATCGTGGTCGAAGCAGACGAGTTCGTCAAAGCTAGACGAGGAACAACGAAAGGAAGAAACTAATGGCACAACCACATGAAACAGACGTACAAGCACGAACGCTTTACGCCGCCGAACGCAAAGTCGATTGGGCGAAGTACGGTGGCGATGAGAACCTTGAGGAACTCGAAGCAGTCTGGATATACGTTCAGAAGTTAATCAACAGAAAGAGTTTCGCCCGAAGATACAAGACAACCCACGCTCGTTTTAGCGTTCCCGAAAAAGCCAAACCTTTCAAGCTAGTTGATTACAACGGAAAAGGATACGTCATGGGTAGTAGATACAGAATCCCAACAAGGGGAGATGCAGAAGGATTACGAATACAAGCAACGAGTCATGGAGGTTACGCAAATAGCCAACGAATAGCATTGAACAAATGGGCTAGACAAAAGTACATAGTCGTTCATGAACTCGCCCACGTTGTCGATTGCAATGAGAATGGGACAATAGATAAACCGTGGCATCAAGGACACGGTTGGCAATTCTGCCTTATCTATCTCAAACTTGTAGAGTTGGCTTTCGGACATGACGCAAAGAAAGAATTAAGAGACAGTTTCCGGAATGAAGGTGTTAGATTTCTACGACCCAAAGGCGCAAGAAATCAATGCCCTTGGGACCCAAACCCAGATCGTGAATGGGTCACCGGCGAATAACAGGGGCTGGGATAACTTCAAACCCTGACTCGAACACATA